TTACTTGACGAACAATGTTGAAGGCAGCTCTGCTCTAGGAATTTTCGTCAGTTCCCATCCTGGCTCTTTGTATACTTCTGTAATTTTAGCTTCCAGCCACTCAGGTATTGCAGGCTGTAGTAGCGGACGCAGTTCATCCCCGATAACGCTAAATAAAGATGCCCTCAAGCTTCGTGTCGGGCCTTCAGGGCTGTGGGAATCGGCTACAAGGGCTTGGACGTGATAGCCGAATTGTCCCAGTGTGAAACAAATGGCTTCTCCAACAGGGACATGAATCGACGTTCCTTGTTCAATCGCCAGTAGTTGATACTGACGTAGCAACAGAAGATCGGAATAAGAAAAGTCGATCTCCCCTATTCCATTCGCGCTGAACGTTGGAAACACGTCGGCCGGTATGTAGTTTCTACCACTAATATGCACAGAAATACTGCACAAATCTTCAAATTTCTTTGCAACTTTCGGAGTTAAGTTTGCTAACACATTGATGGTCATCGGAGAAAAGGCCCCAGGCTGACGAATTTCACCGGCTAGAATTTTACCCAAGAGAGCTTGCATTTCAGGAGAACTTTTCTGTCCGGCGATTTCAGAAAAGTGGTTAAGCCAATCGACATCAAGGTCAGTGTCAGCACGTTCTTCCGGCGGAGGCTCATTTATCAACTCATTAAAGGCGGCCTGAGCGACACGTGTACGATTGTCCAGCTTCAGCTTGTGTTCATTCAGGAACGATCGAGCAACTGCCTCGGCGACATTCGGGTCGCTGGCAACAAGATGATTTCGCCCGGCATCCGCTAAGACCCGTACGGTTTCACGTTGTTGTTCTGCATTAAAATCTTGTTTGACTATTTTTCTGTCAATACAACCTACGACAACATCAAAACCTCCGTCGATCAACCGACCGACGCCTACCCGAAAGCGACGTACAAGTTGCGGCGGAACTGGAATGCCATGAGCCGCAGCCCAAGCGCTAAATCCTAAGTCCCAATGCTGACCATCTTTAAAGTACGTCGCAACAGGCCCAACAGAGTTCCCTTCGCCAAGAGCATCGTCAGTATGTTCCACTTCATCTCCTAGAATATTTTGTTGCCATTAGATCATTGCATGAGTGTGAAAGCAACCTAGATGCATCAGGATGCGACTCTATACCGTGAGCACGGAATTGAACCGTGGCGCGGATAGGCCGCAGATTGCCGCACAGCTTACCAGTTGCGAATAAGCATGGGCGGCAGGACCGCAATGCAGCCCCGTCAAGGCACAGAAACCGCCCTTCCCACGCTCTCGCACCACCAGCACAAAAAACCTCTCAAAGTGCGTCAAAATGCGTCAAAACGCGCGCGCCCTGTTCGCCCCGCCGCGCCAGTCCTCATGCGCCTTCGGCCATGGCGCACATTTGAGTCAAAAGAGCCCTATATAGTGGGCAGGTGTGGAGGGGGGACAACTGCGCGCGCCAAGCCGAGAAAGGTCAGCTAGTTGCATTTTAGACATACATAGAGGGAGGCCACGCCCTTCCTCGTCAATCGCCTGAGGCGGCCTTTGCGCGGGTTTGCGCGACTTAGGGCGATCATCCATACATAGGTGATACACTGTAGATAATTTCTCATTAGAACCTCTTATTGCCACTGGGGAAATAATCGCGAAAGATAATTTATGAGATCCTGGCGTCACTCAGACGCCACCGTACAGGCCGGAAGCCAGTAGAGATATTCTATGAAAATTGACATTTATCAAAGCACCACCAATTCGGAAAAATTTTTAACTGTTCCAGCGGGAACCGACGTAACCACTTTGACGTTAGAGGATAGCGACTACAAGTCCGTTATACCGTTTAGGCAAGGCCGCGATATAGCGGCTGGCGAATCACGTATAGCCTTCGATTCGGATGCAGCAATCGCTTCGATTTCGACATTAGGTTACTACCTGCATAGCTTCGAAGCCACTTTCAATCAGAAAAATGAGCCGTCAGAAATTATCCAAATGCTCGCCATGTGGGTTCGCGGGGAAAAAGTAAGCCCAGAGGTACTTTATCGACTGCAGCAGTTCGCCTTTATCTTTCCAGACGATAAAGGTGTGTTGAGGCTTACCCCACCAGGTAAACAAACCCTGGAAGAAAACGGGTTAGCGTAATTAGGCAAGCTATTTTCCGCACAAACGGGGATCATCCACAAGACAGTACCGGATGTTAGCTCCCCGTACTACATCAACAGCCATCGGAAGCGTACAAGCGCAAAAAAAGCCGCCTCATGGGCGACTTTTTTTTGATAGGAATGAGTACGTGGGAAACCTATGTTGGCCAGCTCCCCCTCAAAATAGTAATTACCGCGAGCGGCCAGCGCGCATCCTCGCAACCAACTCCTTGTCGTAGTCGTCCCGACACTCTACCCCACAGAACAGCGCGCAGATGGTCACCTGTTCGTCGCAGTAATGGCAAGCTCCATCCGCAACCAAACTGGGTTTGTTCCGTAACGCAGCGAGACCGCGCGCCACCTCCGCAAAAATGATCTCGTCAGTATTGTCCATGTAGTCGCTCATTGCGCGCCCTCCCCGCCCATGGCCAGGTCATACGGGGCGAACTTCACCACTTCCACGCCCGCCCACTCGTTGATCGCTTCGAACTGCGCCTGCAACGGCACCAGTTCATTGCGTGCGAAGACGCGCGCGGCCGGCTCGACGGCGCCGAAGCCGCCGGCATTGTTCGGCAGGATGCCCATGAGCTGCGGCGGCACGCGGTGCGCGGCAAGCTGGTCGTCGCGCGTGACGCTCTTAATGTTGAAAAACTCGTCTTTGGCGGCCACGTCCGATACGGGCAGGATCTGGATGCCGTCCTTCTTGCCGTTCGGCGCGTACATGAACAGATTGCGGAAGTTGCCCGGCCCCTTGCTGTCGCGCATGGCCTGGCGCAGGTTGTCCACGTCCTGCGTGTTGGCGGCCGCGTCCGTCATGTAGAACACGAAGCCGGCGTGCGAGCCGTTCTTGTAGTACTTGCGGCGGAACAAGGTGGCCGCCTCGTTGAGCCAGGCTGATTGCAGCGCGCTCAGGTACTGCGGCACGCCGTACAGCTCCTGATTGACGTCCGGTTCCATCAGGTGGAAGACGCGGCCCTTGTCGAACTGGTGCACGGCCTGGTAGCCGTTCACGAAAAAGTAGGTATCCAGATCGACGCCGCGCCGCATGTACTTGGCCAAGGCGTGCTGGTACGCCAGCGCCTTGCCGCTGCGGCTGGGCCGGTCTTCCAGGTAGGCATTGCCGAACGTCAGGAAGTCCAGGGCCATGCGCTTGAAGGCGTCGCGCGACAGGTACTTGCTGGGAATCAGGGTGGACGCCAGCACGTTGGCCTTGAAGTGGATGGCGCTGCTGTGGTGCACGCCAGCATTGAAGGACTTGGCCAGGCCGGCCAGGTTGACGGGCGGCTCATACCAGTGGCCGTTCTTCCAGCATTCGAAGCAATCGAGGATATCGGCGTGCTCGAGCACGGGCGTCGGGTCGCCGAAGGAAAACGCCTCAATGCCGGCGGCGGCCGGCGCCGTGGCCGCTGTTGATGGTGCGCCCTCGGCCTGCCGGCCGCGCAAGTGTCGTGCTTTGTTCAAGAATAAATCTCCATGAAAGAGTGGTGGTTGTCGGTGGTGCCTTCGAATGGCTCGTGATCGAGGGCGTGCATGCAGGCCCATGCCAGATCGGCGTGGCCGGTTTCATCCGTGCGGCCGGCGACATAGGTCACGTGCCGCCCGCTTGCGGTAAGGGTCTTGTGAATGGCCATGAAGGACTGCGCGATATCCGTCCAGCCAGCGTCAAATTCCAGCCGGCCCTTGCTGATGATGTTTTTGGCCTTCAAGACCATGCGGGTTTTGACTTCGGGCGAGTAATTCAGGGCCGTGACGGCCGGGAAGAAGCCGCGCACGATGGGCAGCACGCCGATGCCCATGCCCGTGGTATCGATGCCGATGTACTCGACGTTGTAGCGGCCGGTCATCTGGCGGATGGCGTCGGCGTGGTCCTCGAAGCTCTGGCCGCGCCACTGGTGGCGCTCCAGGATGCGGAACTTGCCGCCGGCCGTCATGGGCGGCGCCAGCACCACGCAGCCGGCGCTGTCACCGTTCAAGGCCGGGTCGTAACCGATCCACACGGGCCGGTTGCCGAACGGGCGCAGGCCCAGCAAGGGCTTGTAGTCGTCCCACTCCACCCAGGAATCGACCATGCAGCGCTGCAGCTCGGCCAGCGGGAAGACCGAGGCCGAGTCGTCGATAAAATTGCACATCAGCAGGTTGTCGAACTGGTCGGGGCTGTATTCGAAGTTGCGCAGCTCATCGATGTCGAACAGGTTGCAGCCGCCGCGCTCGGCGTCCAGGATGGTGACGATCTGACGCCAGATTTTGTCCTCGCCGGTAAAGCCCGACGACAGGCGGCCGTGGCTCACGTCGATATTCACCTGGTCGGCCTTGGCGCGGCGCTTGTTGAACAGCTCGCCCGTCCAGAACGGATAGGCCTGATGCGTGGTCGAGGATGGCGTGGAAAAATACGTCTTGCGCCATTTCTTGTGAATGGCCATGCCCGAGGCCACCTTGTTCAACTCCTGGAAATTCTGTGTCCAGAAAAACTCATCGAAGTAGAAATTGCCATGGTAGCCCTGCGCCGTGCGCGCGTTCGTCCCGAGGAAGTACAGGTGCGCGCCGTTCGGCAGCACGATGGGATCGCCCGTCAGCTCGATGCCGGCCGCCTCGCGCGCGAATTGCACGATGTATTGCTTGAAGACGTGGGCTTGCGACTTGGACGCGGACAGGAAGATCTGATTGCGGCCCGTCGCCATGGCGTCGGCCAGCGCCTCGCGCGCGAAGTACCAGGTGGCGCCAATCTGGCGGCTTTTGAGGATGGCGCGCGTGCGCTGGTCGCCGTTGCGATACCAGACCTTTTGATAGTCGAACAGCGAGTCCTGGAAGGCGTTGAGCAGCTGGATTTTCTGTTCTTCGCTGAAATCGTTGCGCGTCGGCCTCTTTTTTGGTGCGGCATTGCGGTTCGCCAGCTTGGGGTTGAGATCGACCTCGTTGCCGCCCGGCTGCTCGTAGCGGCGCACGCGCGCCATCTGCACGATGGTGCGGGCGAGTAAATCGATTTCCTTGTAATCGCTGCCGCTCTTGACCTCTTTTTCGATCAGTTTCACCAGGCGCAGCTCGGCCGCTGCCTCGACGTGCTCGATGGCCTGGGCCTTGTCCCATTCGTCGCGCTCTTTCCAGCTATTGATCGTGCTGCGCTTGATCCCCAGGTGGCGGGCGATGGACGAAATGCGCCAGCCCTTCCAGTACAGGGCGCGCGCGGCTCGGCGTGGCTCGGATTCGGGCACGGCCAGTTCGGCGATTTTTTCTTCAGGGGTTTGATGGATTCCTAACATGCCGCCAGCGTAGGCCGCGCGCGCGCGGAGCGGGGAAAGGCAAAAGTCGCTATGGCCCATAGCAACCCGCACCACATTGAATCGCAGCGCCAAGACGTTGACCATGGCGTTATCCGATCAACCGAGAACGCCAACCATGTCCAAACCATCGCCAAAGCCATCGAAATTTTTCCGCGTCGCCACCGAAGGCGCCACCACGGATGGCCGCAACATCGACCGCGCCACCATCGAGCAGATCGCCGCCACCTACAACCCGAAGACCTACGGCGCGCGCATCTGGCTGGAACACATCCGGGGCATCCTGCCCGACAGCCAGTTCAAGGCCTACGGCGACGTGATCGCCGTGAAAGCCGAGGAAGTGGACACCGACAGCGGCAAGAAACTGGCCCTGTTCGCGCAGATCGAACCCACGCCGGAACTGGTGGCCATCAACAAGGCGAAACAGAAGCTGTACACCAGCCTGGAAATCCAGCCCGACTTTGCCGACTCGTCACAGCCCTATCTGGTCGGCCTGGGCGTCACCGACAGCCCGGCCAGCCTGGGCACCGAGGCGCTGAAATTTTCCGCCGGTCGCAAGCAGCAAAGCGCCAACCTGTTCACGTCCGCCGTCGAGGTGACGCTGGAATTTGACGAGCCGCAGGGCACCAAGCTGGCCGACGCCGTGAAAAACCTGCTGTCGCGCTTCTCCAACAAATCCGGCACCGACGCGGCGCAGTTCGCCGACATCAGCGAAGCCGTGGAGGCGCTGGCCGGCCACGTCGTTACCGCCAACGACAACTACACGGGCACCCTGGCCCGCCTGGAGAAAACCGAAACAGCTTTGAAGGCCACGCAGGACGAGCTGGCCGCCTTCAAGGCGCAGATGGACGAAGCGCCCGGCAACGGCCCGCGCCGCCCGGCCGCCACCGGCAACGACGGCGCCGTGCAGACCGAGTTTTAAGCGCCCGCGCCATCCACTACACCCTATTCAACAACGGAGCACCAATATATGAAAAAGCAAACGCGCCAGGTATTTTCCCAGTATGAAACCCGCCTGGGCCAACTGAACGACACGGACAACGTGGCCAAGACCTTCAGCGTCACGCCCAGCGTGCAGCAAAAGCTGGAAACCAAGATGCAGGAATCGAGCGAGTTCCTGTCGAAGGTGAACATCATCGGCGTGACCGAGCAGGAAGGCGAAAAGCTGGGCCTGGGCGTCTCCGGCCCGATTGCCGGCCGCACCAACACCAAGGACAAGGAACGCAAGACGCGCGACCTGTCCACCCTGGACGGCACCAAGTACCGCTGCGAACAAACCAACTTCGACACGCATCTGAACTATGCCAAGCTGGACGCCTGGGCCAAGTTCGCCGATTTTCAATCGCGCGTGGCCAATGCCATCCTGACGCGCCAGGCGCTGGACCGCATCGTGATCGGCTTCAATGGCGTCAAGGCCATGGCTGACACCGATCTGGACGCCAATCCGCTGCTGCAGGACGTGAATAAAGGCTGGCTGCAGCACCTGCGCGAGCTGGCGCCCGAGCGCGTGCTGGGCCTGGTGGCCGCTGGCATGCCGGGCAAGGTCATCATCGGCGACGTGGACGGCGCCGACTATGCCAACCTCGACGCGGCCGTGACCGATGCCGTCAACCTGCTGGACCCGTGGTATCAGGAAGACACCAATCTGGTGGCCATCGTCGGGCGCAAGCTGTTGAACGACAAGTATTTCCCACTGGTCAACACCAAGCAGGCGCCCACGGAAACCCTGGCGGCGGACATCATCATCAGCCAGAAACGCATCGGCGGCTTGCCGGCGGCGCGCGTGCCGTTCTTCCCCGATAACGCCATCCTGATTACACGCTTCGACAATCTGTCGATCTACTTCCAGGAAGGCGCGCGCCGCCGCCGCGTCGAGGACGTGCCCAAGCGCGACCGCATCGAAAACTACGAGTCGTCGAATGACGCCTACGTGATCGAAGACCTGGGCCTGGCCGCGCTGGTGGAAAACATCGAGCTGAAAGACAAATGATGGCCAACCAATCCCCCGCCCTGCGCCACCGCGCGCGCATGCTGGCCGAGCGCACGGCCGGCGCCGCCGCGCCGCAGGGCGTCACCACCGGCACGGCCTACGAGCTGATGCTCTACAAGCTGTCCGACGACCGGCGGCGCCTGAAGTCCATCCAGTCCGTCGAACGCAAGATCGAGGTCAAGGCCACCTTGCTGCCCGACTATGCGCAATGGATCGACGGCGTGCTGGCCGGCGGCAAGGGCGCCCAGGATGACGTGTTTGCCACCTTGCTGGTGTGGCACATCGACACGGGCGAGTACGAGCGCGCCCTGGTCATGGCCGAATACGCGCTGGCGCACAAGTTCACCCTGCCAGATGGCTACAGCCGCGACATCGCCACCTTGATGCTGGACGAGTTCGCCGAAGGCTATTTGCACGGCAAGCTGGCCGCCGATCCGCAGCACGCGGCCCAGGTGCTGGGCACCGTCGAACAGTTGACGGCCGCCAGCGACGCGCCCGACCAGGCGCGCGCCAAGCTGCATAAGGCCATCGGTCTGGCCATGGTCGCCGTGCTGGACCAAAACGACGATACCGACATCGCCCCGGCGCTGGTGGCCCAGGCGGAAAACGCCATGGCCCAGTTGAAGCGCGCCCGCGCCCTGTCCGAGTCCTGCGGCGTCAAGAAAGATATGGAACGGCTGGAACGGCGCCTCAAGCGCGCGGCCGGTTCCACGTAAAGAGCATCCCCCGCAGCACGGCGGCACGGGGGGATTCTGGCCACGCATTGGCAACAATCTCGGCCTGATGAACCCCGTCCACCGCCCCATTTTGAAAGCGTCCCGTATGTCCTTCATGGCCCTGCCCCCGTCCATCCCGCCCGGCGCCACCCCGGCGCCGCCGACGCCTGCCCCTGGCGTCATCGAGAACGACGGCTGGTTTCCCGATATTGCCCTTACCGACATGCGCGACGCCATGCGCCTGGACGGCACCGTCACCGACGCGCGCCTGGTGCAAGCCGTGGTCGATGCCATCCTGCAGGTCAACCGCGAGCTGGCCGACTGGCAGGGCAAGCAAGCCGCCGCAGGCATCGCCACCCTGGTGGACGTGCCGGCCACGCGCATCAACCGCGAATCGCGCTTGCTGGCGCAGTACCGGCGCGCCGTCTACAGCACGGCGAAGGCCGATCTGATCGAGCGTTACCGCGACTACGACAGCACGGCCACCTCCGTCAGCGACAAGAAAAGCATGGAGTGGCTGGACGAGGCACCCGGCGCGCAGCGGCGCAATGCGCAATGGGCCATTGCCGATATGGTCGGCCGCACGCACCTCACCGTGGAACTGATCTGATGCAGGTGCGCACGCGGCAGCACGACACGGTGGACGCCCTGGTATGGCGCTACCTGGGCGACGGCGCGGGATACGTCGAGCACACCCTGGAAATGAATCCCGCGCTGGCGCGCCACGGCGCAGTGCTGCCGGCGGGCCTGGTCATCACCTTGCCCGAGCCGGCGCCCAGCACGGGCCAGGTGGCCGCCGCCGATCTTGTGCAGCTATGGGACTGATCCTGGCATTTACCCTTATTCATCATGAAAAATCTATCTAACTTCACCCCGGAGAATCAAGCAATGTCCGCAGAATCGTTTGGTGGTTTCGCCACCCTGGTCAAACTGTACGGCTTCAAGGCGGCGCTGGGCATGGTCGGCGCGGCCATGCTGTACATCGTGCTGCCGCCGCTGAACAGCGACGGCACCTTCAACAAGGGCGAGTTCGTCGCCCGCCTGGCCTGCGCGGGCGTGTTCTCGTGCCTGCTGGGCGGCACCGTGTACCAGCTGCTGTGCGCCCAGCTCCCGGCCATCGGCGCCATGGTCAACGCCTCCGCCATCGATCTGATCGTGGGCGCCCCCGGCTGGTGGGTATCGCGCGCCGTGGCCCTGTGGTTCCAGCGCCGCAGCGACAAGGACATCGCCGAGCTGGTCAAAGACGCGAAGGAACACTGATGGCCACCATGGAAAATCCCCTGATCGCGCGCACCATCGACGCCATCCTGCGCGCCGAAGGCGGCTATGTGAACGACCCGCAAGACAAGGGCGGTGAAACCAATTACGGCATCACTGTCGCCGTGGCGCGCGCCAACGGCTACGCGGGGCCCATGCGCGAACTGCCCGTGGCGGTGGCGCGCGCCATCTACACGGCCCGCTACATCACGGAACCGAAGTTCGACCATGTGCTGGCCCTGCACGCCGGCATCGGCGCCGAACTGATCGACACGGGCGTGAACATGGGGCCGCATCGCGCGGCCGAGTTCCTGCAGCGCTGGCTGAACGGCTTCAACGACACGGGCGCGCGGTACCCCGCCCTGTTCATCGATGGCCGCCTGGGTGCGCAGTCGCTGGGCGCGCTGGCCGCCTTCCTGAAATGGCGCGGCCAGGATGGCGCCGCCGTGCTGCTGCGTGCCTTGAACGGCCTGCAGGCGGCGCGCTACCTGGAAATCACCGAAGCCAACAAGACCCAGCGCCGTTTCCTGTTCGGCTGGATCAAGGAACGGGTGGCCATGTGACCACAACCACCTGGCGCCCGCTGGCCGCGTGCCTGCTGTGCGGCGCCATCGCGGGCTGGACGGCGCAGGGCTGGCGCAAGGATGCCAGCATTGCCGAACTGCGGCGGCAGGCGGCCACCAGCAAAACCACCGCCGCCACCGCGCTGGCCCAGGCCACCGCCCGCATGCTGACGCTGGAGCGCGCCGCCGGCGCCGCCCTGGCGCTGCGCGCCGACCACCTCACCCAGGAGCAATCCCATGCGAAAACTGAACGTGACCGTTTCAATACTGACGTGCGCAGCGGCGCTGTGCGCCTGTCAATCCCCGTCGCCAGCGGCCAGTGCGCCGCAATTACAGATACCGCCGCTGCCGCAGGCGATCGGTACCAAACGCGCGCCGAACTTGAACCAGCGACTGCGGTAGCTCTTGACGCCATTGCCGGCGACGGCGACGACGCCACCCGCCAGCTGAACGCATGCATCGACGCTTACAACCTAGTACGAGACACCTACCATGTACAAACCGAATAGCTTGCGCCAGCACCTGGCCGCGGCCATCCCCGACCTGCAGCGCGATCCCGACCGCCTGCTGGTCTTTGCCGACGAGGGTAACGTGGTGGCGTCGGCCACCGCCTCCCTCTCCTTCGAATACCGTTTCAAGCTCAACCTGATCGTCACCGATTACGCGGGCGACGCCGACACCATCATGGTGGCCCTGATCGCCTGGCTCAAAGTCCACCAGCTCGACCTGATGGCCAACGAGGACACGCGCAAGCACGGCATTGCCTTCGAGGTGGACTTTAATAACCACGAAACAGTCGACATTTCCATCAAGCTGGACCTGACCGAGCGCGTCGCCGTCAAGACCGGCGAGGCGGGCCGCCTGGACATCAAGCACCTGGCCGAGATACAGCACATGCCGGCCTACGCGGACGAGTTCTGGAAGCTGTATGACGGCGATACCCTGCTGGCCGAATGGCGCACGCCCGAGGCGACAGCATGAGCGATGATCTGCACGCGCTGGAAGCCTGGGCCGGCGCCCTGCTGGCCAAACTGCAGCCGGCCCAGCGCCGCGCCATCAATCACAAGGTGGCCATCGACCTGCGCCGCAGCCAGGCGCAGCGCATCAAGGTGCAGCAGGGGCCGGATGGCGCAGCCTACCCGGCGCGCAAGCGGCGCAAGGAATTCAAGGGGAAGAACGGGCGCATCAAGCGGCAGAAGGCGGCGATGTTCACCAAGATTCGCACCGCAAAATACCTCAAGGTGCATGCCGATCCTGGCCAGTTGACTGTCGGCTTTGTGGGCAAAGTGATGCACATCGCACGGGTGCATCATGAGGGCCTGGCTGACAACGTGACAAAGAAGGGGCCGAAATACAAGTACCCGGCGCGACCGCTCCTAGGGTTGAGCGAATCGGATCGGACCTTGATTCGCGAATCCCTTCTGCTCCATTTAGAGGTGCCGTAGCAATTGCCAATTATTTACTGTCAGGACATAAAACTCTGACAGTTCAAAGACTTTAAGCCCTTGAAAAATTCTAGGCTCAGCTTCCAGACACCTACTAAAAGTTGGTCATGATGAGCCATTATGGCGACTAATATGTTTTGGTGTGCTACAGTCTATCAACAATTTCAATAAATTAATCGCAGCCGAAATGTTGGCTATGCCCTTCTGGAACAAACGCTTAAAGTTATATTAATTACAATTTTATTTTTGACTTTCTTACCAGTACGATACTTGAGGAGAACTAATCTTGAGCAGTTATGTTGTGTGGGCCAATAAAGGTGGAATTGGAAAATCTACTATGACGTTCCAACTTGCGTGTGCAGCTGCACATGCAAACCCTAATAAAAAAGTTTTTGTCATCGATCTTAGCCCTCAGTGTGATGTCTCAAGAATGATTTTAGGAGGTGGACATTTTGGAGGGGAGGGCAAGATCATTAACATAATGCAAGCCGCTCAGCGAAAAACCATCCAGTCCTATCTTCTTGCTTGTTTGAATGACGTACCTTCCGGCATAGGATGGCCGGATCCAAAGCAATTCGTGATAAAGCCGAACTCCATCCGGGATCCGAATGCTCAAGCTTTGCCTGCGAATCTGCGTCTACTATGTGGCGACTTTGACTTAGAACGCACAATTCAGCTTATTGATCAACTTCCACAGCCCCCACGTCGATCAGGCCGAGCCCCTACAGGACCAGAATATTCCACATATCTTTTGACTCGCTCGTTTCTTCGCCATGCGGTTCGAGTTCTAGATCCTAGAAGTCAAAATATAATCTTTATTGACACTGATCCGTACTATAACGTCATCACTACGCAGATGGGATTAGTTGCAGCTGACCATTGGATCTCAGCCTACGCTCCCACATCTCAAGCGAGCCAGTTTGCAGTTCTGAGAAGCATCGAATTTATGTATGAACCTGCGTCTGGCCTACAAAAATTCATCGCCGATGAGCAATCTCGTTATGCTCTTCCCTGGTTCGACAATCGTGGAAATCCATTGATCGCTCCGACGATTGCAGTGACGCAGCCCTATCTTCTCTTGGGCAATATGGCCAATCCGTATCGTCGAAGTGGAAACCAACGCTATACCGACGCTCAAAGATTGCATCAGCAAACAATAACTCAAATGGATGCAGACACAATTGCAGAGACAACACAATACGGCGTTCCGTCCTTCTCTCACCACGAGCATATGTGGGATATTCGTCGATTAGGGTTGATATGTGACTACAACGGAATCGAATTGCATTCATTGCAACTTGGTCAAAATTATGCCGAGCCTGGATCATTGCGGCAATATCATTTAAGTGCAACTGGAGGAACACCACTTCAATTAGACGGATATCATCGACGTCTCACGGCGATTGCCTCGTTGATTTAATGCCAACAAAATGTTGGCATTAAACCATTGAAAATTAACAAGAAATTTTTATCCAGTATGCTGCGATCAGCAGCATTTCATAAGTTCTCATAGTCGTTAAGCTACTTATCAACCCGCCCCCGCGTGCATCCGCACGCGGACTTCGGCAACATGCACTGCATGAACGCCGACCTGTCCGACCTCCTCCGCTTGCTGCAAAACCTGATCCGCCTGGGCACCATCGCCGAGGTCAAAGGAGCCAAGGCGCGCGTGCGACTCGGGCCGACACTCACCACCGAGTGGCTGAACTGGTCCACACGGCGCGCCGGCAGCACGCGCACCTGGTCGGCGCCCACCGTGGGCGAACAGGTCATCGTCTTTTCTCCCGGCGGCGACCTGACGCGCGGCATCATCTTGCCGGCGCTGTATTCGCAAGCGTTTGACGCGCCCGACACCGGCGACAGCATCCACACCACACACTACCCGGACGGCGCCGTGGTGCAGTACGACCACGCGGCCCATGCCTTGACGGCCACCCTGCCCAGCGGCACCGCCACCATCACCGCCGATAAGGTCACGTCGAACGCACCGAGCACCATCTGCACGGGCGACCTGACCGTCATGAAAAACCTGATCGTCATGCAAGCGGCGACCGTCAACGGCGCCACCGCGCTGAATGGCGGCGTGAACGCCAAGGCCGGCGCCGCTGGCGGCGTGGCCATGGCCGTGCAAGGGACGTTCAAGGCCAGCGAGGATGTGCTGGCCGGCGCCATCAGCTTGGCCAGGCACGCGCACGGCGGCGTCAAAGCCGGCGGCGAGCAGTCGGGCGGGCCGCAAGCATGATGGGCATGCACGCCGCCACCGGGCGCAGCCTGACGGGCCTGGGCCACCTGCGCCAGTCCGTGACCGACATTCTCACGACACCCATCGGTTCGCGCATCCGGCGTCGCCGCTATGGTTCCGAAGTGCCCGAGCTGATCGACCAGCCCCTGAACAGCGCCACGCAACTGCGCATCTATGCGGCCACCGCCTTTGCCCTGCGCCGCTGGGAGCCGCGTTTGCAGCTCTCCAGCGTGCAGCTGACGCGCGACACGGACGGCGCCATCGCGCTGCTGCTCGACGGCACCGCCAATGGCCAAGGCATGACCCTGTCCGTACCCGTCAAGCAAGGCGGCATCGTATGAGCACGCCTATCGACCTGACCCAATTGCCGGCGCCCAGCGTGGTCGAGGCGCTGGACTTCGAAGCGATCCTTGCCACACGCAAAGCCCACCTGGTCAGCCTGCTGCCGGAAGCCGAGCGCGCGGCCGTCACGGCCCTGTTGGCCCTGGAGTCGGAACCGGCCACCAAGCTGCTGGAAGAAAACGCGTATCAGGAAACCATCCTGCGCAACCGCGTCAACGAAGCGGGCAAGGCCGTCATGCTGGCGTTTGCGCTCGATGGCGACCTGGACCAGCTGGGCGCCAACGTCAACGTGGCGCGCCTGACCATCACGCCGGCCAATCCCAACGCCCTGCCACCCGTGGCCGCCGTCATGGAAGACAACGACGCCTACCGCCTGCGCATCCAGGAAGCGCCGGACGGCCTGTCCGTGGCCGGCCCGAAAGCCTCCTACGAATTCCACGCCCGCAGCAGCGACGGCCGCGTCAAGGATGCAAGCGCCACCAGTCCGGCGCCGGCCAGCGTCACCGTCACGGTGCTGGCCAACAACGACACCGGCATTGCCGGCGCGGAACTGCTGGCCATCGTGGCGCGCGCGCTCAACGCCGAGGAAGTGCGCCCTCTGGGCGACCGCCTGAGCGTGCAAGCGGCCCAGGTCATCGACTACCAGATCGAGGCCACCTTGTTTATCGGCGTCGGCCCGGAAGTGCCGATTCTGCTGGACGCGGCGCGCGCCAACGCCGTGCGCGTGTCGCAGCCGCGCCGCCCGCTGGGCCACAGTATCTACCGTTCCGCCTGCAGCGCCGCCGTACACGTCGAAGGCGTGCGCAAGGTCGTCTTGACCAGCCCGGCGGCGGACATCGAACTGAACGCCACCCAGGCCGCGCGCTGCACCGCCATCAAACTCAATGTCGTGGTGCGCGATGAGTAAGCTCGTGCCGACCCTGCCGCCCAACACCACGGCGCTGGAACGCGCCATTGCCGTGGCCTGCGCCGAGCTGGTCAACGTGCCCGTGCCGCTGCGCGACCTGTGGAGCGCCGACCGCTGCCCCGTCAATCTGCTGCCGTTTCTGGCCTGGGCCTGTTCCGTCGACCGCTGGGACGACGCCTGGCCCGAATCGACCAAGCGCGGCACCATCAAGGCGTCCTATTTCATCCACAAGCACAAGGGCACGATTGCCGCCGTGCGCCGCGTGGTGGAGTCCCTGGGCTATTTGATCCGCATTACCGAATGGTGGCAGACCACGCCGCCGGGCGTGCCGGGCACGTTCCGTCTCGACGTGGGCGTGCTGGACGCTGGCATCACGGACACCATGTTTCAGGAAATGGAACGCCTGATTGCGGACGCCAAGCCCGTCAGCCGCCACATGACGGGCCTGGCCATTTATCTGGAAAGTCGCGGCAACGTCTACGCGGGCGCTTGCGCCTACCACGGCGACGCCATGACCGTGTATCCCTGGATCGCGGAAACCATCGAAGTGCGCGGCACGCTGTTACAAAGCGGCGCATCCCATACCATCGACACTCTCACCATCTATCCATGAGCACATACTTTGCCATCCTGACACAGGTGGGCGAGGCCAAGCTGGCCAACGCCATCGCCCTGGGCCAAACCCTGAAACTGAAGAACCTGGCCGTGGGCGACGGCAACGGCAATCTGCCCATGCCATCGCGCACGCAGAAGGCGCTGGTGCGCGAGGTGCGCCGCGCCGGCTTGAACCAGCTGACCGTCGACCCGGCCAACCCCAGCCAGATCATCGTCGAGCAGGTGCTGCCCGAGGACGTGGGCGGCTGGTGGATACGCGAAATCGGCATCTACGACGAGGCCGGCGACCTGTGCGCGGTGGCCAACTGCCCGCCCAGCTACAAGCCCCTGATGCTTGAAGGCAGCGGGCGCACGCAAGTGGTGCGCATCGTGCTGATCGTCGCCAGCACGGCCGCCATCGAGCTGAAAATCGACCCGTCCGTCATCCTGGCCACCCGTAAATATGTCGATGACCAGGACATTACCGTGCGCGCCTACAGCGACGCGCAACTGGCCAAGCACCTGGCCGCCGCCGATCCGCATCCGCTTCTGGCGAAGGTCGCCTATGTCGATCAGCAGGACACCAGTGCGCGCACCTATAGCGATCAGCAACTGGCCAAGCACCAGACTGCGGCCGATCCGCACCCGCTCCTGGCCAAGGTCGCCTATGTCGATCAGCAAGACACCAGTGCGCGCACCTATGGCGATCAGCAGCTGGCCAAGCACCAGACTGCTGCAGACCCGCACCCGCTGCTGGCCAAGGTCGCCTATGTCGATCAGCAAGACACCAGCGCACGCGCCTATGGCGACCAGCAACTGGCCAAGCACCAGGGCGCTGCCGATCCGCACCCGCTCCTGGCCAAGGTCGCCTATGTCGATCAGCAAGACGCCAAGCACTTGGCCGCCCTCGATCCGCACCCGCAATACAGCATGAAGGAAGTGGCGACGCTGCCCCGGTTTGATGCGTCCATGAAGCTGGTGAATGCGGAATTTTTGCGCCGGGCGCAAGGCAATATGGTGGGCTATGTTTACATCGCTGAAAATCGCACGCTCACCGCTGCCGACATCGGTTCAGTAATTCTGCTCGGCGATGCGCCCACCGTGCTGACCTTTCCAGCGCCCGCAGCATTAGGCATTCCCAACAATAGCGGTGCCTGTGTTCATATCGTCTGCGTCGGCTCGCACGCTGTCACGCTCGTGCCTGGCGACAACGATGCACAACTTGTCGCCCCCAATGCCACCCCTAGCATCCGGGTCAAGAAAGGTCAGTCGCTCACATTGATGGCGACCAATAACCAGTATTGGCGCGTCATCAGCTCGACTGCCGAGATGTGGCGCAACGCCGACTTCACGCCGCACTTGGCCAGCACAGGAAGCCAGCCCTTGCCGGGTGGCTTCCTGCTGCAATGGATCGCGGCCGCCAATGCCGGCGGCAGCGGCACGGCAGCTGATACGCCTTACGACATGGCGTTTCCCAATGCCGTCGTCGATGTTTCCGCCATCCATATCGGCAGCGATACGTCCGTCAACATCACGGTCGATGGCTCCGCCCCCAACAAGCTGGCCAGCGTACGCCTGCGCAGCAACTACACCAACGGCGCCAGTGTCATGGCCTATGTCTTAGCGATTGGATACTAACAATGCGTAATTTCTATTCGACGTCCACCGGCGGCTTCTACCCGGCAAGCAAACAGGCCGATTACGAGCAGGCCGGCACCTGGCCGGAGGATGCGATTGCCGTCACGCCGGAGGAAGAAGCGGCCCTGCGCACATCCACGCTGGTGGACGAGTCCTTTGCCGCCTTGTCCGCACGCTACTTCGACAGCGTGCGCACCGCGCGCGAGGTCGTGCTCAACCGCCTGGCCGGCATCGGCATGGCAGCGCTGGCAAATGACGACACGGTGGCCGTACAAGCCATCCATATGGCACGCGCAGACCTTCTCGACATCACAAGCTGCGCCGCCGTGCTCGCCGCGCCGGACATCGCGGCGCTGCAAGCGGCCGTCAGCGCCGAATACGCGCGCATCGCTGCCACCTTGCCCGACGAGGCGCGGCGCGCCTTCGCCGACGCCGGCATCGCGCTGGCGGCGCCTGTCACCCCGTAACGCCTCATCCACGCCCCATTCACCACCTACCAGGAGAACAATTTTGGCCACCGACTACCACCATGGCGTGCGCGTCATTGAAATCAACGAGGGTTCGCGCCCGATCCGCACCGTCTCCACGGCCGTGCTGGGCCTGATCGCCACGGCCGACGACGCCGACCCCGTGTCCTTCCCGCTCGACACGCCCGTGCTCATTACCAACGTGCTGGCCGCCATGGGCAAGGCCGGCAAGACGGGCACGCTGTATCGCGCGCTGCAGGCGATTGCCGCGCAAACAAAACCCCTGACCGTCGTGGTGCGCGTGGCCGAAGGCGAGACGGAAGCAGAAACCACGAGCAACGCCGTGGGCGGCGTCTCGCCGGACGGCAAGTACCTGGGCGCCCAGGCGCTGCTGGCCGCGCAAAGCAAACTGGGCGTGAAACCGCGCATCCTGGGCGCGCCGGGCCTGGACACGCAGGCCGTGACCAACGCCCTGGCCAGCGTGGCGCAGCGCCTGCGCGGCTTCGTGTATGTGTCGGCCTATGGCTGCGCCACCGTCACGGCGGCCACCGCCTATCGCGGCCAGTTCGGCCAGCGCGAGGTGATGGTGATCTGGCCCGACTTCGTGAACTGGAATACCGCCACCAACGAGGAGGCCAGCATTTCCGCCGTGGCCTACGCCATGGGCCTGCGCGCCAAGATCGACGAGGAAACGGGCTGGCACAAGACGCTCTCCAACGTCGTCATCAACGGCCCGACCGGCATCAGCAAGGACGTGTTTTTCGACCTGCAAGACCCGGCCACCGACGCCGGCGTGCTCAACGCCAAGGAAGTCACCACGCTGATTAACATGGGCGGCTACCGCTTCTGGGGTTCGCGCACCTGCGAGGCGCCGGGTGGCTTCTTCTATTTCGAAAGCTACACGCGCACGGCCCAGGTGCTGGCCGACACCATCGCCGAGGCGCATTTCGCCTTTGTCGACCTGCCCTTGCATCCGTCGCTGGTGCGCGATCTGCTGGAAAGCATCAATGCCAAGTTCCGCGACTTGAAATTGCAGGGCTACATCATCGACGGCCACGCCTGGTATGACGAGCAGTTCAACGACAAGGACACGCTCAAGGCCGGCAAGCTGGCCATCGATTACGACTACACGCCCGTGCCGCCGCTGGAAAACCTGAAATTCCAGCAGCGCATTACCGACCGCTACCTGGCCGACTTCGCCTCGCGCATCGCCGCGTAATCACTGCCACCACCCTGCCCGCGCCAGCGCGGGCGCATTGAAATACTGGAGAAATTATGGGCCTGCCCCGCAAACTGAAAAATTTTAACTTGTTCCAGAACGGCGTCTCCTTCATGGGCATGGTGCCCGAAGTCACCTTGCCGAAACTGAGCCGCAAGATGGAAGAGTACCGCGCCGGCGGCATGAGCGGCCCCGTGTCCGTGGACTTCGGCAACGAGGCGCTGTCGCTGGAATGGAGCGGCGGCGGCCTGATCGCCGAAGCCCTGAAACAGTACGGCGCGCACACACACGGCGCCGTGCAACTGCGCTTTGCGGGCGCCTATCAGGAAGATGATGACGGCACGGTCGCCGCTGTCGAGGTCGTCGTGCGCGGCCGTTACAAGGAAATCGACATGGGCACGGCCAAGATGGGCGACGACACCACCCACAAATACACGATGGCTTGCAGCTATTACAAGCTGCTGATCGACGGCGCCACCGTCATCGAACTGGACTTCATGAGCGGCACCGAGAACTTCGGCGGCGGCGACACCAACGCGGCCATCCGTAAGGCCATCGGCCTGTAATCCCCTTTTTATTTACTCCCCACACACAAGGACAACACCATGAACACCGAAAACAACAATCAAGCCGTCATCGAACTGGACGAGCCGATCAAGCGCGGCGACACCTTCATTACCTCGCTCACCGTGCGCAAACCGAAAGCGGGCGCGCTGCGCGGCATTTCCCTCATCGAGCTGGCCAACCTGAACGTGTCGGCCCTGCAAATCGTGCTGCCGCGCATCACCGAACCAACCTTGACCGCGCACGACATCGCCAACATGGACCCGGCCGACCTGCTGGCCGTGGGCGCCGAGGTAGCCGGTTTTTTGGCGAGCAAAGCAGATCGCCTTTCGGTATCCCCGGCGAAGTAGAAGACGCCATGGCCGACATCGCCGGCGTCTTTCACTGGACGCCGGCAGCGATGGACGATTTTACGATTGATGAACTGATGGCCTGGCGCGAGCGCGCCCGGCAGCGAAGCGGAGCGGAATAGATGGCTGGTCGGGATCTGAAATTACAGGTGGTATTTGCAGCGCTGGACAAGATTACCGGCCCGCTGAAAAAAATCATGGGCGGCTCCAGCGAGACGGCCAAGGCCTTGAAGGCGACCAGCGACCGCTTGCGCGATCTGAACGCCCAGCAGAAAAACATCAGCAAATTCCGCGAGCTGCATGGCGGCCTGGACGCCACGCGCGCCAAGCTGGAAGCGGCCCAGCAGAAGGTGGCCAGCCTGGCCACCAAGATGAAACAAACGGAGGCGCCTACGCGCGCCATGACGCGCGAGTTGAACGCCGCAGTTAAAGCGGCCGGCGCCTTGAAGACGGCGGGCCAGCAACAAGCCCAGCAACTGCAGGTCATGCGCGAGCGCCTGGCGGGCGCCGGCATCGGCACCAAAGACCTGGCCAACCACGAACGCACCTTGCGCCGCGAGATCGAGGCCACCAACAAAACCATGACGCTGCAGCAGCAAAAGCTGGCCAACGCGGCAGCCAGGCAGCAGCACGTCACCAATGCCACCCAGCACGCCGACAAGCTGCGCAACAAGGCGGGCAACCTGGCCATGGCCGGCGCTGGCGCGACCGCCACGGGCGCCGTCATCGGCGCGCCCGTCGTCAAGGGGCTGAACGAGGCCAAGCACTATCAAACGGAAGTGGGCAGGGTCAACGCTCTGGGCCTGGGCGACAAGGTATCAGCCGAGGCCGTCGCCTTTGCGCGCAACATGAAGACCTACGGCACCAGCCAGCTCGACAACCTGCAGCTCATGCGCGACGGCATGAGCGCCTTTGCCGATGTGCACCATGCGGAAATGGTCGCCCCTACCCTGGCCAAGATGAAGTTTGCCAATCACGCTTTCTTTGGCGAGGCCGAAGGCGCCGACAACGAACGCAAGTTCATGGACATGCTCAAGGTAATCGAGCTGCGCGGCGGCCTGGAGAGCAAGGAAAAGTTCGAAGCCCAGGCCAATATCGTGCAGCAGGTCATCACCGCCACGGGCGGGCGCGTCGGCCCGAATGAATGGCTGAACATGATCAAGACGGGCGGTATCGCCGCCAAGGGTCTGAAAGATGACGCCTTCTATTACCAGATGGAACCGCTGGTGCAGGAGATGAGCGGCAACCGCGTCGGCACGTCCCTGATGAGCGCCTACCAAAACTTGTACCAAGGCCGCACCACGAAGCGCTCGGCCAAGAAACTGGAAGAATTTGGCCTGATCGGCGACAAAAGCAAGGTCACACATGATAAAGCGGGACAACTTTCCTTCCTCAATCCCGGTGCGCTGCTGGGTTCCGAGCTGTTCCGCGAAAATCAGTTCGAATGGATGGAAAAGGTGCTGTTGCCGCAACTGGCCAAGAAAGGCATCAAAGACAAGAAACAGGTGCTCGATGCCATCGGCAGCATCTTTTCCAACCGCACCGCGTCGAACCTGTATTCGCAGATGTACTTGCAGCGCGTGCAGATCCACAAAAATGAAAAACTCAACCGTGGCGCCGCCGATATCAGCCGGCTGGAAAAACTGGGCCGCGACTCGGCGGCCGGCAAGGAACTGGAGGCGCAGTCCAAGCTGGCCAACTTGAAACTAACCATGGGCGAGAAAATCCTGCCGCTGTATGCACAAGGGCTGGAACTGGCCATTAGTGCCGTGCAGCGCCTGAACGGCTTCATGGAACGCAACCCGACCGTGGCCAAGGTCATGATTACCGCCTTTGCCGTGCTGGCCGGCCTGCTGCTGGTGCTCGGGCCGCTGATGCTGGGCATCGCCGCCCTGATCGGCCCGTACGCCATGCTGCACGTCATGTTCGCCAAGATGGGCGTGACGGGCGGCGTGCTCACACCTATCTTGCGCAAGCTGGGCGGCGCTTTCATGTGGGCCGGCCGCGCCTTGCTGTGGCTGGGCCGCGCTCTTCTGATGAACCCGATTGGCATCGCCATCACGGTCATTGCCGGAGCCGCCTTCCTGATCTACAAATACTGGGAGCCGATCAAAGCATTCTTTGCCGGCCTGTGGTCGGACGTCAAAACGGCGTTTGCCGGCGGCTTCGTTGGCATCAATAGCCTGATCGCCGACTGGTCACCGCTGGGCCTGTTCTATCGCGCCTTCGCGGGCGTGCTGGGCTGGTTCGGCATCGCGCTGCCCGCCAAGTTCACCGACTTTGCCGCCAACATCCGGCATAGCATTGCCGAGGGACTGGCGCCGCTGACAGGCTTCATTGCCAGTCTGTGGTCGCAGCTGCAAAACACCTTCAGCGGCGGCATGGCCAGCATCACCGCCCTGATTATCAACTGGTCGCCGGTCGGTGTCTTCTATCAGGCGTTCGCGGGCGTCATGAGCTGGTTCGGCATCCAGCTGCCAGCCAAATTTACTGAGTTCGGCGCCAACATCCTGCGCGGCCTGGTCAACGGCATCACCGGGTCCATGAGCGCCGTCAAGGACGCCATCAGCAATGCCGGTTCCAGTACCATTGCCTGGTTCAAGGAAAAGCTGGGCATCCACAGCCCAAGCCGCGTGTTTGCCCAGCTCGGCGACTACACCATGCAGGGCCTGGCCGTGGGCCTGGACCGCAGCGAGGGCGCGCCGATTGCCAAGGTGTCTACCCTGGCGCAGCGCCTGACGCAATTGGGCGCCGGCATCGCCATCGGCACGGCCACCGCCTTGCCGGCCAGCGCCTTCGATACGCGCGCGCCGCTGGCCCAGGGCGGGTTCGGCGCCGGCATGACCATTCAGGGCGACAAGATCGACATCACCTTCCACGTGCAGGCCGGCACCGATCCACAGGCCATTGCGCGCGCCGTGAGCGTGGCGTTAGAACAGCGCGACCGAGAAAAGGCGGCACGCATCCGCTCGTCCCTGCGCGACCACGATTAAGAAAGAACAGCACCATGATGATGATTTTAGGAATGTTCGTGTTCAGCCTGCCCACCCTGGCCTATCACGAGCTGCAGCGGCAAACGGAATGGAAGCACGCCAGCACGGCGCGCGTGGGCCTGCGCGACGCGCACCAGTACGTGGGGCCCGGAGACGACACCATCACCCTGTCGGGCTGGGTGGCGCCGGAACTGACCGGCTCCCTGTACTCGCTCGACGCGCTGCGCATGATGGCCGACACGGGCAAGTCGTGGATTCTGATCCAGGGCACGGGCCGCATTCTCGGCTCCTACCGCATCACCAGCATGACGGAGGGGCGCAGCATCCTGGACGGCAGCGGCGGCGCGCGCCGCGTCGAGTTCTCGATTGCGCTCAAGCGCGACGACGACGGCGTGCTGGCCATGGTCGGCCTGGGCGACATCGGCGACCTGAAAAACATGCTCAGCATCGACGGCATGACCAGCAGCATTGCTGGCGCGGCCAAGAATGCCGTGGGCAGCGTGGTAGGCAATGTGGTCGGCGGCATCACGTCGAAATACGGCGGCGTGGTCAGCGAGATGAAAGACAAGATCGGCGGCAGCATCAGCGGCGCCATCGGCAGCGCGGCGGACAAGTTCAAATGAGCGAGCATATCCCCGCCTTCAAGGTCAGCATCGAGGACAAGGATTTGACGGCCATCGTGTCGCCGCGGCTGATTAATCTGACCCTGACCCTGTGCCGTGGCGACGAGAGCGACCAACTCGATATTTCCCTGGACGACAGCGACGGCAAGCTGGCCCTGCCGCCGCGCGGCGCGCAGATCGCTCTGGCGCTGGGCTGGCAAGCATCCGGCCTCGTGGACATGGGCAAGTTCACCGTCGACGAGGTGGAGCACAGCGGCGCGCCCGACACCATCACCCTGCGCGCCAGGTCGGCCAACCTGATCGACACGTTTAAACAGCAGCAGGAACACAGCTTTCACAAAACTACCCTGGGCGCCATCATCGAGGCCATCGCCTTTCGTAACGAGCTGGCGTCGGGCGTGTCCGCCCGCCTGCGCGATACCGCCATCGAGCACATCGACCAGACCCACGAAAGCGATGCGGCCTTCCTGCGCCGGCTGGGCCGGAAATACGACGCGGTGGCCACCGTCAAAAATGACACCTTGCTCTTCATCCCCATCAACCAGAGCCGCACCGCCAGCGGCAAGGCGCTGCCCGTGATTCCCATCACGCGCGCCCTAGGCGACGGCCATCGCTACCACAGCGCCGAAAGCGACGCCTACACGGGCGTGCGCACCTTCTGGCATGACGAGCGCTACGCGCGCCGCCGCAGCGTCGTGGCCGGCGTGCCAGGCAACAGCAAGCGCCTGCGCACCACCTTTGCCAACGAAACGGACGCGCGCGCGGCAGCCGTGGCCGAATGGCAGCGCATCCTGCGCGGCCTGGCCACCTTTGAAATGAGCCTGGCCCTTGGCAACCCGGCCGTATTCCCGCAATCGCCCGTGACTGTGCGGGGCTTCAAGCCAGAGATCGACGCCACCGAATGGCTATCGGTCAAGGTCACGCACAGCCTGGGCGGCAGCGGCTTTACCACGCGCGTGGAGTTTGAAACGAAAACGGAAGCGGTCGAGGCAGAACGCGAGGACGAGAAAGACCCGGACGAAGGCATCACGGGCGTGGTGGCCAAGTGGCAGGACGTGGCGGCGAAGAAGAAAAAGGCGGGGCAGGAGCAGGCAGGCGCCACGGGCAAGCTCAAGACGCTGGAGCACGTTTACAAGAGCAAGCAGGCCGCCAAGCGGGCGGCGCTGCATGCGTGGCAGCATATTGAGGAAGTGCGGGATATCATCCGCGAAAACAGCGACACCCCAGGGAAGCCTTCGTAAGCGGTAACGAGCGCAGAAGCAGCATGAACCTCTGCTATTTACTCCCACTCATCGAGTGCTTTCGACTCAAAATGGACGTTTATCGGGCGCCTGTTTAAGCAAGGAAGAGAAACTAATACCCTCCCATTGCAAATACTTGTGCTAAAGCCTTATCAAGCGCAGCCGCGTGAACTCGGACGTTGCCCGCTACTTCATTTGCATCAATCATTGCCTGAACAGTAAAAGATCGAGCCTGCTTTGTGTGTGAAGTCTGCCAACCAGCAGTAGTAAGAGAGTCTAACATTTTCGGCAAACCGCGTTCAACTAAACGATTAATTTGCCCCCAATCTTGAACGCCTGTGTTCATCCAATCAATTTTTAGAACAATCGTTTGAGAAGAAATATCAGCCCTTAAAGATGTTGCCCTTTCGGCGCTCACCTGCGTGTCTGCGGAACTTCTTTCATCGTCCCATATATATCCCGACATGTGATCTGTTGTCGCCGCTAGTTCCTCAGTTATTAGGGAGGTAGAAGATAATAATTCCGGATTGTCCAAATATTCAACAATACTTTGCAGCTCCCCTTGAGCTTGCGAAATCTGCATTCGTTGATGTTGATTTTCGAGTGTACATTTTTTAATCATTCGAACCATGCGCCTAGGGCCACAGGAGAGAGCAACGAATGGATTTGACCTCGCAAGATCTTCTAAATTTTTATCCCAATTAGCAATCAAATGTTGGTCCGGTATAGGATCGATACGGGCAATTAAATAATATGCAACCATTCCGAATCCATATGAATCCACAAGAGTAGACTTGGTTCCGACCTTCGCGATACGACGCCGTTGCTCTGGCGCAAGATATCCCATAGCAGGACTGTACATTACTGAATGATCTTCCGCGCCTTTATGCCATGAAAGATCAAAGTCCAAAACAACAACATCTAGTTCCTCTGGCGCAGTGAAAAAATTCCTAATCATAATGTTTGCCGGACGCAAATCCCTATGCAAAACCCGTTCCGGCAGCGAATGTGAATGCGAAAGAATTTCTGTAAGCCGTAGCAATAATTTGAATCGACTGCCCCAATCTGATAGCTCAGGCAAATGTGCGGCCTGACTCAACGTAGTACCATCAACCCATTCCATTACCAAGGACGGCGGAATCTCAACAGCATCTTTAAATCCAACAATTCCATCAACTCTTCTTTCCGAAAGTATTTTTAGGCTATTTACACCACGTCGAAAGTTTCTGTAAAATTCTTGATCATTCAATTTCTCGGCATGAAGAATCTTAATTGCCACGGAATTACCAAATTTATCTAGTGCGTGAAAAACATTCCCGAATGCGCCTCCATCTGCGCGCCCCTGTAGCATGTAACCTAAAAATGAGTTCTTACCAGGAGCTATAGATGTGTGATAAGAGTTATGAACGGCGTCTTCGTATTCCGTTAAAAACCTACGAAATTCTTCATCCCTACCAGCAATATTGTCATTATTCCTAGAAAAAATGTCATTGGCATGAGCGTTTAACACACGCCTAAGGCTCTCTTTATCTCTGAGGTCAATTTCATCTGCTGGGGGAAGTACGTCAGAGTCAGAACAAGGAGCGTGACTAAGCGTAGCCAAAATTGGTAGCTCGAGTAGTGGACTTTCTGTAGGACGATGTTGTTGAATTTCTTTAAGAAGAGCCAACAGATCAGAGTGATCGTTACCATCAACTTCATATCTTATAACCCTTATTCCGCGCTCCTCAGCCCAATGATCAGTTGCCGAATCATTCCGACCCGTAATCCAATAATTTCCCCTAAACTCTCCACCAGTTTTACGCATGAGTTTTTCCATCAATCCGCCAACAGCTAGATCATCTGCTGTCACACCTAAGAAAACTACGGTATGCGACGCTAGTAAGGTTGTTACCCAAGTAAGGTATTCTTTGTCTGCCAACCGTTTGGCAAGGACTGAACTGGTAAATGTCCAAGAATGAAAATCATCAAGAAGGCCATGAGGATAAGCAATAAACGGACGTATTTCCTTAAACACAGACAAGTTTTTACCAAACTGTGAGGGGGCAATTACGATTGGGACACGAGATTTTAGTTCAGTTGCCGAACGTTGGGTAAACAAGTCTAGGTTAAGAGTTACTACACCTTTAGGAGAAAACTGCCAAAGCAATTTTTGAACTTCAGGTATATCAGCGGAGTTGCTTGGACCCAAAGCTTCAGACACTACGGATCGGAATGACTCTGGGCCAATACCTTGCTCAATCGATGATAAACGTTCAAAGGAACGCCATAAGTCGGTTTCCGTCTCGGCCGACTTTATCGATGCAATTAGGTGCTTATTATCAGAAATTGTTGAGACTTTCATTTCAGCAACTTTGATCACTGCATCAAGAAGAGATTTCCAACTTGGAAGGATTGGAGCGCTTACACCCGCCCCGGTCCAAAACACGATTGGCTTGCTTTTCTCAGATATTATTCTTTGAAGTTCGTAAAATGAATCGTCGCGTTTTTTTGACATCGAAGTCCAATAAATATAAATTAATTTCTAAAATAATATATGAGAAAAATATTAAAAAATTATCACTTAAATAAAATTCTCTCTTTGAATTTAAAACTGAAATACCAATACTTATAAGCAATTATAAATTATGGAATTTTTATTTCACCCAGAAATTTCTGACAGTTATTGTGAATAAAATCATATATTGCAGTGAATTGCAATGGCAGCACGAATAAATACACATAACCGTTTTCCGCCAGTAGGTATCGGATAGTGCCTGGGAATTTTTCAGCAGTTATCCGATGGCATGTCAACTGGGCAGTCCATATGGTAGTGCTCTTCAACCTCCGCAAGCATTGCTTCAACTCCCTTCTCTAAAGCCGCAAGAGTTGGCCGGTCAACAATAGAAATTTTCGCAATAGTTCCGTTATGATTCATTGGATAGACAATATCTGAAAACGCTAGATCTCGCTTACGCTTTGTGCCAATCCAATACGATAGTACGACCGTGCTGGGCTGCCCATTCCAGTCGTAAAACACATCGTAGGACGCTACTTTGAAACGGCCAAGCGCGCGTTTTTCAACACGGCTAAGGACCTCCATGACAGTCTTGCCATCTGCAGTCTTATGCGCTTTCACTGCGCTAATCCACTGCTGCTCCTCAACAGATGTAAGAGGTACTGTTTTCTCCGCTGAATTTGCCAGAACAGGAGCTGACAGCACCAAGGCTGCCGCAAATAGGTAAGTTAATCTTTGCATAATCTTCGTCAAACGCGTGCCGGCTCAAAACGTCCAGCAAGCTATGAATCTGAGGATAACATTCAGACCAACGCGAAAATACGCAAAATGTCACAAGTAGATTTTGATGGTCGCAAAGGAACAGAGATGCCAGCGCGACACTTCTGATATTGGCCGATGCCCCGCGTTGCCATCGACGAGCATGCAGCTAACTCCATCTGCCACTCACCCAAACCGGTAGGCCATCAGAAGTTGCTGAGGCACACTCGCATCTAATACCTTGCGCTGTCTCAATGACGACACCAACAGTGTATGCCTTGCCATCGAAATAGCATGATTTTTTGACTAGTTCGTTGGCCGTGGAAGTCATCGTTTCGCATCTATGCTGCGGCCAACAACACGCAAAGAGCAGAGGGGCTAGGGCCGCAACTTTCCATCTAACTGCTGACCATACCAACGATAGCCCATCTTTTCGCCGCGCTTTACATAGGTGATTTTTTTTTGCGACCAACGTTGATCGTTTGGGGAGCCGTAATATCCCCATGAATTTGCTGGCCTACTTTGCCATGAAAAACCATTTGTGTGTTGCGTTCGACTGGTCTGGAGGGCGACGTAACTGGCGACTCTCCAATTCCTTCCACAACTCCAAGCACACGAGCCTTCCCTCGCAAGTCTAGCCGTCGATATCCCGCTAACAACTCGTTCTCGTCGTCGGTCAAAGCGTTACTGGCCGGTACGCCGAGCATTACATAAGACAAGTCGACTCCAATACCTGACAGCGCAACCAAGTAGCCAGCGTCGGGTAACGTCTTTCCTTGTTCGTAATTAATCTGTGCGAGTTTTTTCACGCCACCAATTGCCGCGAACGCTTCTTGTGTAAGACCCAAGCGTGTTCGCTCCTGCCTTAACCTATCACCAAAAATATTTTTATCCATACATCTACGTTGGAAAGTATGTTTTAACATACTATAGTTACGCCATCCTGTAGCGATTACACATCATAACATTATGAAAAACGTATCCAAAGCCGGGCGCACCACCAAGGGCATCACCTCCCAACCGTTGGGCGTCCGCTTGGCGCCTGATGAAGTGCTTGAAGTCGAAGCCTTTGCCGCCGCGCAGCAACGTTCCCGTGCATGGTTCTTGCGCTTCTTGATCTTGCGCGGCTTGGCTGACTATAAGCGCGAACTCGCCTCCCAATCCACCCAATAAGGACAACGTCATGTACCCCGATGCAAAACGTATCCGCAGCCACCGCGTCATGCTGCGCCTCGACGACTATGAGCACCAGCTCGTTTCCTCGATCGCCAACTACCAGGGCGAAGAGCTTGCGGTACTGGTGCGCCAGATCGTGATGCGTGAAGCCTTGGCCGTGATCGCCTTGGATGACGCCACCATCGACAGCGTACAGCGTCGCAGCGTTTAAACCGAGTCACTTTTGAGCAACTCTAAAGTTACAGAAAATGCCAGACCATCAAATTCACCTCAATGACGAAGAGCGCGCGGTGCTGGAACTCGTGCGCCAACGCCAGGGGCTGGCAAGTATCGATCAGGCGGCTGAATGGCTCGTCAAGTCGCGCTTACGCAAGCAGTCAAAAAACATGACGGGTCGCGGTCGCGCCCTGTACCAAGTGGAAAGAAAGCTGAAATGAGAGTCATCGGCCTGCCCTGCCCGCATTGCGAATACACCGTTCGCGCCGTCAAAAGCCGCACGATGTCCGCCATGTTCAAGGAAATCACCTACATGTGCCAGAACCCCGAATGCGGGCACTCCTTCGTGGCTGGCCTGGAAGTGCTGCGCACCCTCTCGCTGTCCGCCATGCCCAAGCCGGACATCCGCATCCCGATGTCCCAGCATGCGCGCGCGGCAGCTACCAGCCAGCTGGCCCTCGACCTGACTGCGGGCTGCTGATGACTATCCCGATCCTCGCGCCGCCGTAGCCCGGCCGCCGTAACGCCCTCCCTCTTTTGCTGTGCCCTGCTGCGCTCCCTTTTGAGCGTGCGGGATTCGTTCAACCTGAAATAAGGAAAACCGATGGAAAACACGCTGCACGCCACCAGTCATGCCAACCATTCCCCGGCGCCGGACACCGTCCGCACGGCCCTGCAAAAATGCGTCGTGCCTGTGGCGCCGACCTGCTTCCTTCTGGACGATAGCGCTGGCGCCAACATCGCCGACCTGTGCGCCTATATCCGCGAGATTGCCAGGACTTATCACGCCTACGGCGCAGCCAATCTGACCTTCATCATCAGCGATGCGCAACCGTTGCAGCTTTTCGGCTTTTTCTCACCCGCCAACCAGCGCGCATTGGCTGATAGCTTGCCCATCGAGCTGCGTTACCTGTTCGCCAGCGAATCGGGTGTCGTGCAATGCACCAGCTCGTCGCGCACGCTGAATTACTGGGCCAAATATTTCGCCAAAGAAGGAGCACGCTGATGCTGCGCCTGGCCAAGACCTGCGGCATCTGGCTGCTGTCGCTCCTGATCGTCATTACCCCTGACGTACTGCGGGCCGTCGGCGCCATCAAGGACTGAACCATGCCGGCGTCCCTTATCGACAATCACCTGTCGTTCCAGCCTGCCGCCGAAATTCTGGCCGCGCGCGACAAGGATATGCCGACGCCACCAGGCGCCGGGCATGCGCTGGCCGCCATCGCCGAAGCCAAGGCCCAGCTACGCAGCATCAAGCCACGCAATCTGGCGCCCTTCATGGCCCAGGCGTGGGGATTGTCGCCGCGTGGCGCCCGCCGTTCCGTGCTGATCGCCGCCGGCATGGACGCCGACCGCTGGGAATCGCCCATCCACTCATTTACCGAGGAAGAGCGTATCGCGCTGCGCGCCGCCACCTCTGCCGCCATCCGTGTGTACGAAAGACTGTTGAATGCAATCTAAACAAATCCTGCTGCCTGACGCCCAGCGTCACGAAGCCTTCTTGCGCTCCGCGCAGTTCGCGCCCGAGCTGGTCCGCATCCCGTTCAAGTGGCGCAACCGTGTCATCACGGCCGCCATGGCAAAAATGGTCTGGTCGTCCTGGTACAAAGTCTATGAATCCATCGCCACCAGCTTTGTGCGCGAGTTCGCCGAACAGTACGTGCCGGCCGGCGTTGACCTGTCGCAGAGCGATGCCGACATTGTGGCCACCGCCGAGCGCGCGGCGGCCGGCGTCACCAAAATGCTATGGATGGCCGTGTCGGACACGCACGCCCTGCAGATCATGGAAGACGAATGCGCCTCGTATGGCATCGAGCTGCCCGAGTTCGACGCGCTGACCGACACCATCGCCCGCCTGGTGGACGCCCGCTGGTGGCGCCGCCAACTGCGCAAGCGCGTCAAGCGCGCCTTCGAGGCGGGCAATATCCGCCTGGGGTACGTGAACTATCGCGGCGAACCCTACGCCAGCAACGACGCCGTGCTGTCGCGCCTGGCGCAGAACCGGCGCAACGCGGCAGCGCTGGCCGCCACCCTGGTGCAGAACGAGAACGGCCAGCAATTCAGCATCGCCGAGCTGGCCGAGAAAACGACTGCGAATAAAGCCATCCGACGCGGCGAGCTGATGTTGCGCATCAACGGCTTTGAGCAGATCGCCCGCGAGTGCGGCGACCAGGGCATTTTCATCACCTGGACGTGCCCATCGCGCTTCCACGCCATGCAGCACAGCGGCAAGCCCAACGACAAGTTCGACGGCTCCACGCCGCGCGAGGCCAACGCGTATTTGGGCAAGATGACATCGCTGTGCCGCTCCGCGCTGGCGCGCCGTGGTATCGGCCTTTACGGCTTTCGCATCGCCGAGCCGCATCACGACGGCTGCCCGCATTGGCATCTGCTGCTGTTCGTGCGCCCCACCGCGAAATACAAGACGGCCCACCTGCAGGACGTGGCGGGCCGTGCCATCCGCATCATGAAGCGCTACGCCTGGCGCGTGGACCGTGGCGAACCGGGCGCCTTCGCGCGCCGCCTGGACGTGAAACGCATCGACTGGGCCAAGGGTAGTGCCGCCGGCTACATCGCCAAGTACGTGGCCAAGAACATCGACGGCGTGGCCGACCACAAGACCAAGGAAGGCTATGTCGTCACGGCCGACACCGAAGGCGATGTCGAGCTGACGCCATCGGCGCGCGTCGAGTCCTGGGCCGCTTGCTGGGGCATCCGTCAATTCCAGCAATGGGGCGGCGCGCCGGTCACCGTGTGGCGCGAACTGCGCCGTATCGAGGAAAGCATGCTCAACGAAGCCCCGGCCGCCATGCGCCGCGCCTGGGACGCCGTGCAAAAGATCGACGGCGAAAAGCGCGCCTGCTGGGCCGAATACCTGCGCGCCCAGGGCGGCGCCCTGGTGCCGCGCAAGGAATTGGTCGTCACGCTGGCCAAGGACGAAAAGACCGTCATCGGCCGCTACGGCGAAACGCAACGCATCACGCCCTACTGCGTGCGCTGCAGCGACCTCATCGGCGTGGTCTTCAAGTCCGTGCGCCATACGTGGACGCCGGTACAGGCCACAGGCGGGCGCGGGGTGGCTGTTGGGGTTGCCGTTCCTCGGACTCGTGTAAATAACTGTACGCACCCCGACCGCCCTGCCCCGGCCACGCCGCCAGCGGCGCCTGTGCCTGACCTGCCTGACGAGGCCAAAACAGCCGTCATTGCCGCCTGGGCGGCCGTCAACGCCTGCCCATATCCCCGGCTGATCGTCCCCGACACCCCACCCAAAGAAGGAAATGGCACATGAGCACCTACGCCGTGATCGTTCGCACGCAAACCGAACGCTTTGAATTTTTTGAGGTTGCCGCATCCAGCGGCGACGTGATCGACGCCGCCATCGACCGTTACGGCGTGTGCGGCGTCACCGCCAAACTGAAAGGAGCACCGCAATGCTGAACACCCTGACCGATTCACCGCGGCAAATCGCCCTGGGCGACCGCGTGACCTTCGATACCGACGAAGGCTACCAGGCCGGCACCGTCAACGACCTGCGCCGCGACGTGGGCAATGGCGAGCTGCATGCGTGGGTGGAATTGGACCACCAGTGGCCGGGCATGTTCCGTGCGGTGCCGCTGGGCGCCATCGAGGCGGTCAAGAAAGCAGCCGCGCCTGTCGGGTGCCCAGCATGACAGCGGAACGCTCATTACCTGCCGTGGCGGCCTTGTTCGTGCGCGCCAATTCGATCTACAAGACCATTCCGGCGGTTGACGCCTGGGATGCTGAACGCGACGCCCGCGCCTGGCCGGGTGGTGTGCCGGTGGTGGCGCATCCGCCTTGCCGCTCCTGGGGCACGTTGCGCCACTTGGCCAAGCCGCGCCCGGACGAAAAGGAACTCGCGGTGTGGGCCGTCGCCCAGGTGCGCAAGTTCGGCGGCGTGCTCGAGCACCCGAAGCGCTCGACCCTCTGGCCACACTGCGGCTTGCCAGCGATCGGCGAGCGGGACAAATTTGGCGGCTGGACACTGCCCATTTTCCAAAGCTCGTTTGGTCACCGCGCCGAAAAGGCCACCTTGCTGTACATCGTCGGCTGTCCGCCGGCTCAAATACCGGCCATGCCCATCGTCCTGGGCGAAGCCTCGCATGTGATCGCCCCCTCCGGCCGCAACCGCGCCGGCGAGCGGCGCCGGAAAGGTGATCCGGGCTGGCGACCGGAATGCGGCAAGGCGGAACGCGAGCACACGCCGCCCGAGCTGGCTCACTGGCTGGTGGCCCTGGCTCAACGCTGCGCGGTGCCAGCATGAACAGCCCATTCCTGTTCGACGGCCCGGGCGTCATTTCGTTCAGCGGCGGCCGTACCAGCGGCATGATGCTGTGGATGACGCTTCAAGCCTACGGCGGCACGCTGCCGGCTGACGTCGTGGTGTGCTTCGCCAACACCGGCAAGGAAGAGGAAGCAACCCTTGAATTCGTGCGCGACTGCGGCGAACGCTGGGGCGTTCCCATCGTCTGGATAGAAAACCGTCCTCGCAACGAAGCGCGCGGCAAGGAATTTGCCATCGTGGACTTTGCAACGGCCAGCCGCCGCGGCGAGCCGTTCGCTGATCTGCACGACGAAAAGAAATTCCTGCCGAACCCTGTCGCGCGCTTTTGCACGGCGGAACTCAAGGTGCGCCCGATGCAGCGGTACTTGAAGTCGATAGGCCTGGTCGAGTGGACCACGTTTATCGGCATGCGCGCCGACGAGCCCGTGCGCGTGGCTCGGCTGGCGAATCAGGACTACGGCAAGCACGAAGTGAAAGAAGCGCCCCTTGCGGCGGCCGGCCTGACCGTGGCCGACGTCAGCGCGTTTTGGGCGGAACAAGATTTTGACCTGGGCTTGCCGAATATGAGCGGCAAGACGATGCACGGTAACTGCGATCTGTGCTTCCTGAAAGGCGGCAACCAGGTGCTATCCCTGATCCGCGAAAAGCCCAGCCGCGCCCTGTGGTGGATACAGCAGGAAAAGAACGCCCAAACGGCCGGATCGGGTGCTGGCGGCTGGTTTCGCAAGGACAGGCCCAGTTATCAGGCGATGTATGACATGGCGATGAATCACGGGGAGCTGTTCCCCTTCGATGATGCCTTAACCGATTGTGGATGCACGGATTAGAAGGAGATTACGAAAGTGGACCAATACAAAGAATTCTGCCGGCTACGCGACTACCGCAAGCCTGGCGTCGAAGTACCGCACCACACCGAGGCCGAAGCATTCGCCTTGGCGGTGCAAAGCAAAGCCGGCCATACAGAACCAGCCCAGCGCAAGAAAAACCCCACCACGAAAGGACTCAAATAATGAACGAAGACCGAATTATCTACCGCCAGGACTTATACAAAATGCTGGGCGTCACTTCGGAGACGCTGCGCAGATGGGTCAAGGAAAACAAGCTGCCGCCAGCGGACGTTGCCATCACCCAGCGCACACTGGGATGGCGTCTTTCAACACTCCAAGCCGCTGGGATCAGGCTGCTTTAACAGCCAGTCAGCGAAGGCCTGAAGCATCACGCGACGCTGCTTCAGGTATTCCGCCGAGTTGTACACCCCGCGCACGCCGCCGTCCTTGTGCGCGAGCTGCACCTCGACGTGGTCCGAGTTGTATTCGTGCTCGTTGGCCCAGGTGGAACCTACCTTGCGCCAGCCGTGGCCCGTCATCTTGCCCTTGAAGCCGATACGGTGAATGAGGTAAAGAATCGCGTTTTCACTCATGGGGCGGCTACCGCCCCGGTCGTTCGGGAAAACGTAGTTGCTGCCCCGCGAACGCAGCTTCATTTCCGCCAGCAGGGCCAGCGCCTGGGATGACAGCGGCACCAGGTGCTCGCGCCCCTTCTTCATGCGCTTGCCTGGTATCCGCCAGACATCGCCCTCCACTTCCGCCCAGGTCATGCGCCGCAGCTCGTCCGTGCGCGTCCACGTCAACGCCAGCAGCTTGCAGGCCAGCACGGACTGAATTTCATCTTCCAGGGCCAGGCGCTCCATGAACGGATGCACCTCGGCCAATGCCAGGGCGGCGAAGCCTTCGCGCGGCTTGCGGGAAAAGGCGACCTTCGAATTGATGTTCGATGCGGGATTTTCTTCGCAGTGGCCGTGCTGAATGGACCAGTCGAGCACCTGGCCCACCCACATGCGCACGCGCCGGACGTACACGGACAGGCCGGCAGCATCCATCGGGCGCAGCGCGGCCATCAAGTCTTCCTTGGTAATTTCACGCACGGTTTTCGCGCCCAGCGTCGGCGAGATGTACATGGCCAGCGCGCGCAATGCATTGGCCTTGTAGCCGGCGCTGATGTCCGTGCGTCCCGCCCAATAGGTATCGATGGCGGCATCAAGGGTAATGGATGGGCTGCTTGCCTTGCGCTTGGGCTTGAGGTCGTCGCCGTCGATCAGTTTCAACCGCAAAACGTCCCGGCGCTCGCGCGCTTCCTTGAGGCCGATCAGGGGATACGGGCCGATGACGGCAGTTTGCTGCTTGCCCTCGTCGTTACGATAGGCCATGCGCCAAACCTTGTTTCCGCTCGGCAGGACTGCCAGCATCAGGCCGTGGCCATCGAAGAGCTTGCGCAGCTTGCCGTCATTCGGCGTGGCGCGGCGGCAGTCTGCATCGGTAAGCGTATTGATGGCCAT